CAGAATATAAACGTATAGAGCCGCCCCCGTTGAATGAGTTAGCTAATCCAATCTTAAATAATAGCTGAGTAGACGAGCCGGACAATTGCCGTATGTCAGCACCTAGTCCGCTGAATAATAAATCAATTCGGGTAAACTGGCCCCCAAAAGAAGAACGTTCAGTTAACTTAATATCGCGCAATGCTTCGCGGGGTAGTGCGACTTCGGCCCCCTCTTTAATCATATCATATAATGGGGCGTTATCGGCTATTCCATACGTACCCCCAACAATACCCAGATTACGTCCATTGTCAGTACGTTTAACAAAACGCCCCAGCGGATCTTCTACGTAGTCTACGTTAAAAGATAATTCGGACGTCCTAACGGCATCATAGACGGGCGATAATACCGCATGGAAATCCGTTTTATTAGTTAATGACGGCCAGTAAACATCAGTTAAAGAAGCATTGTTAACGGCGAAATTATTTAATGTGATTACGTTATTCATATTTGTATATCCTATTCTATATATCAGTTAAAAAAGTAACGATTAATAATAGCATGATTAATGCCATTGTATAGACTGAAAAAGATAATATTAATAAAGTCATATTAAAGGCCCTTATCGTTTTCGTATATCCAGTCTAGTCTTTTCTCCAAGTCGATAATGTAAGCATTCTTAACTCTTATAGAGTTTTCCAACTTGCATACTTTATCTAGTAGTTTTTGTACTAATTCATTCATACGTTATCCAATCATTAATTATTTAAGATAAGTTAAGATAACGCATTATGTATTTTTAAACAAGCGATTTAAACGCCCCCGCTAGAAATGCGACACTATACCCCCCATAGTATAGGGTATATATCTGTTAAATTAATGGGATGTATTTATTGC